TATGGAATTAAGGGAAAATTCCGCGGATGCAATCCGCACCGTAGCGCGCACCTCAGCCGCAGTAGGCACGACCGTCGCAAGACTGAAAAGTCATGTGGTCGGAAGGACTCGCGCGGAGGCTTTGCGGGATATACGCCGCGAGCAAGAACGCCAGGTACGCAGCTGGTCGAGTAGACTGGGCGTAACCAGGTGGGAATGCTTGGTGAAGCGTGGGGACCGCCAGCTGATACGCGATGCCATCCTCTCTGGAGTCTATGGCAAGGACTACCAGAACGGTGATGTGCTGAAGGTGCTATTCCGCGGTGGCACCATGATAGTGCGGCTGGGCGCGGCTGGCCTTGAAGTGCTCAGCAAGGTCAGAAAGCGTGTAGGTTGGCTTGGTGGCGGACCTGAAAACATGCTGATCAGAAACATCGGCTCGGCAGCTCTGCTTTGTGCATTGAGTAGAGTCGGTGTCTATGGTCTGCGTGCGGCAGGGTCTGTTATCCGCCGACCACGTCGTGGGCGCATCGGCAACCAAGCGGATGCCATGCCTGTGCTGGCAGCAAATGTCAACAGGTACGTCAGATTCGCTTCGATAGAAGTTCCCAGCACTGCTTCGGGCTTCTATCGCGCCGGCGATGGCCTTCGTGGCCGTCACACAGTCGATCCCCGCATGGTCTGGCATCTGAAGAAATTCGTTGCCTTTAAGCGGGTTGATATCGACACTCTCCACGACTTGTCTAGGAGAGCAGTCGCATGGGGAGAAGGTCATAACATGCCAGATGAATATCTGTCTCAAGTTGTGATCGGCTCCGTCGTTGAGGCTGTGATCCTGACACGTCGCGAGATCGATTCGTATCATGCGATGCGAGGCACTGCTTTCGTTGAGAGCGCTGCCTTTAGGAACGATCTCGCACGTGGAGAGGTGCGATACGCCGACAGAGCGGGTCTGGGTGCGTTGCTGACAGGACGTCGCCATCCACTGGCATGCATTCGTGCGATTGTCGGGCGTCTTGCCACGGGACGTGGGGACCTACAGAGCAATTGACGGGGCCGCGATGAGGAATTTGCTGTGTGCAGTGGCCGTTGTTACGACCACCGCGCACTCTGCAGGCCTAACCCGCCTGTGGAGTTTGGCGAAGGTTGCGCCATTCGGCATGTTCCCGAATTCGCGGACTGTCAATGCTCAGAGGGCGGCTGTGGCGTGATCCGGCGGCTGTGGAGGCCCGATGCTAGGAGGTACCCTGGCTGTTGGCTCCCCACGTTGTACGGGGCGTGCTCACACAATGAACTTAGGGCTCTCGTCTGTCGGTGCCTTTGCGCCAATGAGCCTAGATGTGCGGTCACGGAACGAGGCAAGGGTACTTTTGGCATAGGTATGTCAGTACTCAAGGCCAAGCTCAAGGGGGTGTGTGATTATTTGAGACCGTTGACAGTCGAAGGCTTTGTCGACTGTTATAGCGGATCAAAGAAAGCCATCTACCAGAGAGCTGGAGAGAGAATGTTGCGTGATGGTGTTTCAAGGCGACATTTTGACGCGAAAGCATTCGTCAAGAAGGAGAAGATCAGGTTCATTGGCAAGGATCCTAGGCTAATTCAAGCATGTGATCCGATCGGTAACATAGCCTTTGGTAGATATACCAAACCGGTCGAGAGGATCATGTACGGATTGAAGTCTGGGAAATCCTGGCATGTGAGTGCTACCCCGCTCGTTGCCAAAGGACTCTCGCAGTCGGGCAGGGCAAAGGTTATCGCCAC